ATGTATGAAGTTAGGTTGGACATTAAAGAAGATGAGCTGCTGGACTTTGATAATAGTAACACCTTAAATGCTAGATTAAAAAACGCTTCGATACCTAAAACGGACAGAGAAATAGAACTTTCACAGCTTCAAGAAAAGTTCCCTTCTGTTGATTTTTCGGAAGACTTAAAAGATGCGGGATTATCTGGTAGAGATATCTATGAAATTTTAGGAGAAGATGGGTTAAGAGCATTAGGGTTTAAAGGTATTAAATACCGAGATGGGTTTTCACGAAATAGTACAGGGAAGGGGACATACAACTACGTAGTCTTCGACCCAAAGAAGGATGTTACAATCCTGAAGAACAACGGAGAAAATGCTTTCAAAAAGAAGTTCCTTCGTGGTTCTACTGTTAAGTTTCCTGTCTTTAGAGGCAGTACACATAGAGAAGCTACAGAAGATCTACTAATTGCTATTCAGAATCCTAGAGAGCTTGGAGTACACGTAGGGGCTAATGCTGGACAGCCTAATACTTTACTTCGTCCGGGTATTGAAAAGTACATGGATGATGTACCAGACGGCGTAGCGCCTACTCTAAAGAAAGACCAGTTTGACGAGGCGTTTGAGTCTATAGATCCTGAGAAGTTTTATGGTTCAGAGTTGAAAGAAGGAGAACTCATCGAGAGAGGGGTTATCCCAGACGAGTCAATCAGAACTAGGATGTCGAATTCTAATATAGCTGAGTACTATATCAATATTAAAAATCCACTTAAGATTGATGTAGACTTAGGGCAATGGGGCGCTGATGCTATTATCCCTTCACTTAGAAAGATGAACCCTAATATAAAACCTAAGCCGATTAAGGTCATTAGAGATATGACCCGTAAGTTAAAATACGGCGATGAGTTTAATTCTCTTAATGAAGCAACAGACATGAATATCAATGAATATATCATGGCAGATCTCATGGGGGATAGTAAGAAGGCTGGGTACTATAAGAATCTTTTGATCGAAGAAGACGTACTTGTAGACTTAGTAGACCAAAGAGTTAAAGAATTCTCTGTGCCTAAGACTGTTAAGGGAGAGTTTAAAGGCGGTGAAGTATTTAGAGATGCGATTGAAGAACAACTAGGCCGTAAGCTTAATAAAGAAGATTGGGATATGATAGATTCTTTCTTTGTACCTGATCCTTTAATTGATGATGCACCTAAGTCTCAGATACTAAGAGAGGCCGAAGTATACAGATCTAATAGGCAGTTCAGAGAGTGGCTTCAAGATCTTGGATTTGATTCAATAGAGTACAAGAACACAGGCGAAGCGTCCTTTGAAGGTGCTGACCAGAGATCATGGATTATCTTTGATCACTCCCAGATCAAGTCAGCTCGTGCTGAGTCCTTCGATATAACAGATCCTCGTGTCTCTAAGGCTATGGGTGGTCTTGTACGTAATCGTGATAAGTATGCACAGGGCGGTATGGTTCCTCAACCACCTGAGGTCATGCAGCCCGAAGCTCAGGAGATTGTTAACCCGCCACTTAACCAGTCTAACCTACAGCTAGGAGAGCAGTCTGTTGCTGGTATGGGTACTGGGTTAATCATGCGTAGTCTCAAGAGGCGCTTTAGATGAACTTCACTCTTGGGCCAAGGAACTGGGTAGTAGAAGAAGTATCCCCAACATGGTTCAAGAAGAACGTAGATAACTCAGACGTACACGGATGGTGTTGTGAAGAGACAGCTACGATCTATCTGGTTAAACCTAAGAAGGGCTGGAAGTCTGAGGAGTTCAAGGAGCTTGTGCTACGTCATGAGATCCTACATGCTATGCTGTACTCTATAGGCCGCAGAGAACACGACGAAACTATAGTAGATGGCCTAGCTCATGCGTGGCTACAGTACGACAGGAGTATCGTAAAGGACGATGGAATCTAAGTATTTTACAGAAGATGAAATGAAATGTCAACACTGCGGGGATATCGTCTGGGACGAGGAGTTCATGCAGTGGTTAGATATAGTTCGTTACGAGTGCGGCTTTCCTTTCGTAGTAACATCAGGCTACCGCTGCCCTGAGCACCCCATAGAGAAGAGAAAAAAAAGACCCGGATCGCACAGTACAGGTAGAGCGGTAGATATCTCTGCGTCCGGGCCTGAAGCAATAAAGATTATTGAGGTTGCTTCTAAACATGGGTGTGTAAGAATAGGCGTTAATCAGAATACCTTTATCCATCTGGATAGGGATAAGTCTAAACGTCCTGCTCTTTGGACTTATTAAGCACTCCTCACTGCTTCAATCTCTCTGTGTATTTCTTGTTCAACTCTGTTACCCACACGCCTGATAGCATTAATAGCAGCGTTAACAACTACCCAATCCTCGTCGCCTAGTATACCTAATAGTTTCTTGGCGTCCGTGGTTGTTACTTCAGTGCTTAGCTCTAGCTGTCCTTTACCGTTATCCGTAAAGACCAGAGCAAACCCCGCTATAGTTATCGAGTCATTCATCTTCTAGCTCTATGTCCTCTGCGTGGCCTACTAGAATATGGAAGCAAGCAAACGTAACCGCAATACCATCCCATAGATAAGCCTTCCCATGCTGTATCACTAGATCACCGTCTATTGATACAAAGTCTACGCCAAAACAGAAACCATTCCTTAATCCAAAAGCAAAGCTCATTTATATTTCCTTGTTACAATTAATATATCCTTAGCGTTTAACCTATAAAGCTCTATCGCTTCAGAGGATAACCCCTGTCCTGTTTCTACCCAAATCTCTGAGTCATTATCTAGCTCATCATGATCTATGAAGAAGTCGAATAAATCCTTGAAGGTCATAACTCACATACTCCATTTGTGCAGGCCAGCGTCTGCATAGCCTCTGTGTTATCTTCAAGTTCTTCAAAGTCCCAATCAAAACCCTTGGGCATACTCTTAACTAACTCCTTGTAAGTAGCGTCGTCAATCTCCTCGTAAGGTGCCTGCTGATATACGTGGTCATCGTATGGCAGGAAAGAGATACCAGAGATGTTATCAAAGTTATCCCACACCCACTGTGCTACAGCTAGGAAGTTATCGTCTGTGTAGTAACAAGTCATTGATGGTTTGTGTTCGCACCAGTTATCCTGATAGATTTTCCACAGCTCAAGTTGTTCTATAGCACCCATATCAGTCGTGACTATTGATCCTTTCGGAGCCTTGATAGGGAAGCCGAATACAAGGTTGTTATTGTTTGTAATGTCTCGTTCGTAAGGGAATCCACTCTCGACCATACGGGTAGCAAGCGGGTCTTTATCATCTGCTCTAACGTTTCGTCTGTAAGTACCAGCAAAACGAGGATGAATGCCGCTACTGCTATCAACCAGCTGACTAACAGTACCGCTAGGCTTGACGCAAGTAATAGCAGCAGAGGGATTAATACCAAGCTTTCTAGCATAATCAGTATTAGTCTTAATAGCCACATCTCTCAGCCCCTTCAATAGAGTCGCAGTGAGTTCCTTATCTGTACCGTTGGTTAGCTTGCTGTCCATTATACCAGTTAACGACACACCAAGCAAGGCTTCTTCTTCGGTGTTACGCTTCCAGATGTTACGAAGATACCTGAAGTCAGTCAGTGTAGCCTGTAACGTACCGAGTATCGTAGCAAGTCTGACTTTGTTAGCCAAGGTTTCTTCTGTATCGTCAGCTCTAACCACAACCTCAGAGAGATTACAGAACTGATACGGCCTCAGTATGATCTCAGAACATGGATTAGTTCCAAAGTCAATACCATCGGTATCGCGACGACCATTCCTAGCAGCAACATTAGTAGCAGCCACCCGAGAAAAGATTCCACGCTCTCCAGACTTGCTATCATAAAGGCTTGTAATTTCTTTAAGATATGTTTCATAAGCAGGTTTCTCCGTATAGACGGCACTGTTATTAGCCAGTGCTCTTTGTCCGTGAGTTAACCACCACTGTCCGTTCTTAGCTGATTGCAGTCGTTGGTCTGTGACGTTACTGAGACTGATAAGGGCAGATCTTCTAACGCCTCCGACAACAACGATGTCTGCGATTTTACAGACGAGATCATGGCATTCAAGGCTTGTAAGTTTTCGTCCCGCAGCTGATTTAAATGCGTCAACGGTGTAGTTAAAAAGGTCGGATAAAGGCTGTGGGCCTGAAGCGCGTCCTCCAAAAGTCTTGAGTCTTGCACCCTTAGGTCTAATTCTTGTAAGATCACACTTAGGGATTTTACCCGCATAGAGCAGACTGATAAGCTCTCTGAAAGCGGAAGCCCATCCGATCTTACTGTCGGAAACAACGATAGTTGTGTCGGTTTCGTGGAACTCATCTGCTACCTCTGGGAGTTTGCTAACATAATTTCTTTCTACACTAAACCCTACACCTGTACCACAGAGCAGGATATACATCAGCTCGTCAAAGCTACGAGGGCTGTCGATAGGAAGGTAAGAACAATTATACCCTGCTACGTTATCTCTGTCAAGTGCCTCGCCTGCTGTCATCATACACCGCATAGAGGGCATGATGTCCATGTTATAGATAGCATCGTATAGTTCTTTATACAGCTTCTTATCTTCTAAATCCCAGTAGTCCATGTAACGAGCAACAGTCTCGCCCCAAGTCTCTCGCCTTTGTTCATCCTCAAGATACCTAGCATAGCGGCTCTTGTGTATGTACGTTTGGTATTGATCCATCTATTATTGTCTCCTCTTTGAATACTGCTGTAGCAACTCTGCTGCTGCTCCCTTAGGCGGTCTGTTATCGTTAAGCTTACCAATAGACTCTGCATCACGCAGCAGAGCCAAGCAAGCCATAGCATGATCAAGATGATGTACACCTGAATCTTCTGCGTAATCTTCTCCGTCTACCCAAGCAGCTACGTGGCGCTTGAGTGCTGCAATATAAACCATACTAGAGATAGTATACTCTCTCCAGTTAAACGGGCCATACTTAGCCGCACCGTTCTGCATAGCATCAGCCAGTCCTATTATAGCAGACTCTGGTACTAAAGACAAGTCGAGCTTCTGTGCGCCTACTGTAGTCTTAGGGTTGTTATCAGGGTAGCCTTCTTCTTTGGACTGTACTTCCCCGTAACGTCTGTACGCCTGCGCCCACACGCTATAAGGGACTGCTTCGCCTTCTTCAACTACTCTCTCAGATCGTGGATCTAACAAGTACTTATTGATCATGCTTGCGTGGAAGGGGCCAACAACTAGGCATTCGTCATTCATCGTTTCCATTCCTCTGGTAAACTATATTCGCTGTACCACCTGAACCCATGCTTGTCTGCCCACTCTGCGTGGCTGAACTTAGTACCATCTTTTCTTCTCCTAGCTGCTGGCATAGGTGCGTTAGGTTCAGCAAAAAGAAATACAAGTTCTTCATCGTCATCGAGTGCCTTCTTAATCCATACGTACTTGTTATACTCTTGATAGTCCCAGAAGCGTCCTTTAGCTTCGAGGTAAATCTTCTTACCGTCCTCGACTCTCATGAAGTCAGTGTGGTAAGTGTGTTCAACAGTGTATGTTATCGGGTCGGGGTCAGGTGTCGGTATGTAAATCCAAGACTCGTCCAGTACTTCTTTATCCAGACGAGCCTCGAAGTTACTATCGTACCCTCTAGGTACATTCTTTTCTTTAGGTCTTGCTTTCCTTGGCTTACGCGCCATTAGGGGTTAGCTCCTGTAGTGTAGCGTTAGGATTCTTTTTAAGTTTCTTCTGAACGTACCGAGGTGTCATGGCGTGTCGCCGTCTTTGCCCCTGAGCATAGAAGTACTCTTCTTCGGGAAGGAAGTCAGTGTAGTTATCTAATGTAATATTCGCTGCTTCTTCCTCGTTAAGAAGAGAACGTAGCCACTCTACAACCAACTGATCTGCTCGTCGTCGTAGGCTCTTTGCTCTCTTTCCATTCAAAAGAATACACCTCCGATTGCTACTCCAGTACAGAAACATACTAGCCCTACAGTCACGACCATTAAGATCTCTGGTGTGATGCTCTCTAAAAACCGATCAACTTTCTCAAGAAATTCTCTCAACTCTTGGCTCCTTTTCTACGTGTGTGAAATACTTAACGCCGTTGTGATACCTGTATCCGATCAGACCCTGACCGTCGTTAGCATCCTTATGGCATTCAAATTTATGAGGGCAGAAGGAACAGTTCTTATTGATTACCATGTTCCCTGCCTTACCCTCAGGTTCTGGATTATAACACATTTCAGGCGGTGTGTCAAGAGCAAGAACATCTTTAACCTCAGCGATCCTGTTCTTAACATTGGGCTTGTCTAAGTCATCAGGCCGGAACAAACAGATCTGTCCGTCAACCTTATTAATAACAAGGAACCCACCCTGTCCTGTGCCTTGTGATTGCTCATAACCAGCAAGCTGAGCAAGGTATCCGAAGGGATCGTTATCAGCTAACGTACCGTTCTGGAACTTCTGGAACGCAAACGGAGAGGCGGTCTTGATATCGACTACCTCACCATCAATCACTGCGTCCATGTGTCCTTTGATACCATCTACTTCTATCTCCACTTGCTCGTCTGAGATGTGGTGTCCTGCTGCCCTAACAAACAACAGCAGTACCTGTTCAAGTATATGCCCATACAAGAACTTAAGGTGTGTGTTCGGAGTCATACGCTCTGATTCGTTTGGCGAGGTAGTATCGAACCAAAGCCTCCGGTTAGGCACCCCAATATTAGACATACGCAAGTTACCTTTAGTTTGCTGCGGTACGCACCAGTGCATTAGGGCTACCTTGATATCCTGAAGGAACTCATCTACGTGTGGTCCGAGGATAGGAGAAATATCCTCACCGTCATTCAGCTTATCAAGTACCGCATAGATGTCGGTAACGAGCGTGTCTAATTTAGATTGCATTCGTCCTTAACTCCTTTCGTGTGTCCTTGTCCAGAAGATTCTCACGGCCTCTGATGTTACCATTACCACAGTCACCACACAAGTAACGCTGGAACTTGGACAGGTTAGTTCGGTAGAAACCATTCTTAACCAGATATGTACCGCCGCAGGAAGGACAAGCCTCGCCTTCTTCGTACACACCGAGGTTCGGATGGTTAGTCATGAAGCCTCTCATGCGCTTGTAGATCAACTCCAATGGTATCAGGTCTTGGATGTTGTAGTCAATCATTGCTCTCCACGCATCCATGTTACCATTAACACAGTTCTTCCACAAGTCGAAGTCTGTCTTCAGTTTGTTCTCACCAACTTTCAAGTAAGTAGCAATATCATCCAGCCTATTAGACGAGAAGTTGAAGTAACGCTTAGCGATCTTCAAGGTATCAATCGTCTTAGGGTTCGTGATGTTAGGCAGTCCGTGTTTGATAAGCTGCTTACGCAACCACTTCATATCGAACTTGTCGCCGTTGTGTGCTACTACAATGTCAGCTTGGTTCATAAGATCAGCAAGTGACTCAACGATCCGCTTGTCGTTCGTTGGATCTTTCTTGTAGTCTTTCTTATGGTTAGGCAGAGAGTCAAAGAATACTTCCTCATCGTCCAGCCACTTCGCAGCCCACGTTAACATGTAACTTTCTTGGATAACCTGAGAAGAACCTACGTTCTGATCCCATCGCCCCCAAGTATAGACTTGCATTGGTGCTGTCTCTACATCGAACAGCAGTATCTTGGCACTCATAACACCTCCGTTATCTTTGCCTTTGGAAAACACTCAAGGAATCCACCTTCAGTGCAGTTAATTACTTCAGCTTCAAAGTCCTTCACGCTAGGCGCAGCTACGTTGAAGTGCTGTCTGAAGCTCTCGTATGGCGACTCTATGTTTATATCCGTAGGGTGATCACCGAAGTAGTGTCGCTTCTGCCCTGCGGCTACACCCATGTCGAACCCTAGTAAGTATATAGTAGAGGCTCCACGATTCAGTGCGACGTTTACGGCAGCGAACCCGCTGTTGTTTCCGAAACGTACTCGCCCTTCCTCAAAGGGACCAAGCCCCCCGATCCCCTCTATCTGTGTAGAGTATTCGTTATCCCTTGCAGCACACAGTCTCTCACCCATGAACCATGCTATCTTAGGGCCGTGGTAATTCCACCACCTGTTATCACCGCTGTAGAGAATGTCTGCATGAGGAGCTACCATTATAGCATCATTTACTGCGATTGTCAAGCCCACCTTACCGATAGTATAATCTATCTGATCTTTACGTAGGCTAGGCCCCGTCGCTATTACTACTGCTTTCATAAAGCCCGTCCTCTAGCTCGTCGATCTGATCCATAACTTCACCCTTCGTA